AGAAGCTATCAATAAAGGTATAGTTTTAGGTTCTAAACTAGGTAGAAAATTGCAAGTTAGGAATGACGAACGTACCTTAAAATACAGTAGACTTAACAAAGGTAAATTAGACAGAAGATTGGTTGCTAGTCTAGGACATGGCTATCAAAGCGTATTTCAACAGGTGTTTGAAGAAAGATTTAAGCCAGCGATAGTTCACATCAGTGTTGATGCTTCAGGCTCTATGAGTGGTTCAAAATGGCAAAATGCTCAAGTAGCTACTGTTGCAATAGCCAAAGCAGCTTCAATGGTGCAAAACTTAGATGTAGTTATATCTTATAGAAGTACTGAAGATGTAGGTAGAAAAATGACTCCAGCAATCTTTATTGCTTATGACAGTAGAAAAGATAAGATTACAAAGATACAATCTTTATTCAAATACATAACTTGTCCAGGTACTACTCCTGAAGGTCTTTGTTTTGAAGCTATACAAAAAGAAATTGTTGATGGTTCTAATGGTGTTGAAAGTTTCTTTATTAACTTTAGTGATGGCGAGCCTTACTTTGAAAATAAAGATATTACTTACTATGGAGATACTGCTATTAACCATACTAAAAAACAAGTAGACAATATGAGATCTAGAGGTATTAAAGTTCTTAGCTATTTTATTACTGGAGGTTACGGTTCAGACAAAGGTAACTTTACTAGAATGTATGGTAAAGGCGCTGAATTTATTGATACTAACTCTCTAGTTCCTCTAGCTAATTCACTAAACAAAATGTTTGCAACTAACTAAAAATATAAAAATGACAAAAAAGAAAAAGCACAAATATAAAATAGGTACTGAAGTTAAATTTAAGTTTTTTGACGGATCAGTCCATGTTGGAGCAATATTAAAACAAACTTATCAAGGAGATAATTGGGATCACATAGATACAGATTATAAACAACCACTATATACAATACAAGTACCAGATAGTAGAGACACTAGAGGGTTTATGATATATCCAGGGGTTGGATTACATAGAATTTTAGAATCTAATGGTATTACAAATAAAGAATATGTATATAAAAAAGGCGCTAAGATAGCTTCTTCTAAAACCATAAAATCTAAATTTAACGACACTTCGACTGATTTAAATGACGCCATTAGAAAACAAAAAGAATTTATAAGCGGTAAAGTAAAGAACTAATGAAATATATATACTTCATATTACCATTAATATTATTTTCTTGTTCTAAAGATAATATAAAACCTCTTGGCCATGATTTTGAGATAGATGTAAGGTTAACTGCCGACTCATTAGGTTTTTATCATTTACAGTTATCTGACAGTTGGCAAACAATACATCGAATCTCTGGCCAAGTATCACCAGTAAATGACAGCTATAATTTAACAAAAGTATATTGGAGAAGTACTCACTATTGGTATATAGGAGATACTTTAGGATACATAGTACACCTTAATAACATGTTAAATGATACTTATTTATACAGTACAACAGATACATCATATATAACTTGGTTTGACGGTTTTGAAGTACCAACAATAAATGAAACGTGTTATAGTACTGAAGATGGCGAAATTAATATAATGTTTGCGCCTGTAAATAATATGTCTGGAGATACAGTAACGATACATGCAACTGCTGAATTTGCAGATGGATACAATAGTAGTAAGGAACTAAATATAATTTTAAAATGATGATATTTGACGATAAATCAGGAGAATTTGGTATGGTAGATTTAGAAAATTTCTTTGAAGATATACAAAGAGGTGCTATGGAATCTGGATACGAATTATTCCTAACTCATGGAATGGAAGGTATGAAAAAAGATATGGGAAGTAAAAACCCAGTATCTTTAGCAAACAAGCTAATAAATTATTTTATTACCTATGAGGAATATGAAAAATGCGCCAAATTACAAAAAATGGTTGATGGATACATAGAAAAATGCAAGACAAAGTAGAAGATATACTATATCAAGCCTATAACGAAGGTATTAAGGATGAAGTATTGGAAGTTTCCCATAGTTTAAATAGACACTTTTATACTTATGGAGATAAAATAGAAGAAGCATATAGAATAGTAAAACAAAAAAGAGAAGGTTATGAGAATAAATATTTGGATAAACAAAGAAGAAGCAATAAGCGGTAAAATTACCGAGTATTATAATATTACACCACAAACAACTGCTTGGAAAGATTTTGTACAAGTAAGTATTTCACAAGACGAATTTGCTAAGTTAGAAGACAAAGAATTTTTAACTTTACCAGAAATAGACGAAATGTCTATGAAAACAACTAAAGACTCATGGATAATATCCCAATACAACCGCAATAGAGATGAAAAAGATTGGGTAAAATCTGTTGATGAAATACCATACATATACGAAAGAAATCCTGACACCAACACTACATATAGGAGGAAGTTTGGAGATAAACATGAAAATAGAGAGGTGGTATCTTCTCTATCTGAAAAAGATTACTCTGGCGAAAAGGGATTGGACGATCTATTAGCAGATTTAAAGGATAAAAGTGGTGGAGATTTTTTAGTTTGGTTTTATAAACTTACTAAGAATGAACAAACTAAATTGACAACATATTACAACAACAACTAAATTATATAACATGATAAATTCTAAAGAGGCATTCTTGTCTAGGTTTTCAAAAACTAAAAAAAGATTATTAAAAAAATACCCAGGAGCAGAACTAACTACAACGCCAAGCGGAGAGGTTTACATAGGCCAGAGAGGTAAAAATATTATTGGTGAAGAATATCCAGACCTAGCAATTTCTAAAACTGCTTGGGAAGCTTGGAGAAATTTAGATACAGTAGAATACTGGAATAGAATCAATAATAGAAACAAGAAAAAATTAAGAAAATCTTTAAATCATATAGTTGTTTCAGGAGATACTTCAACTTACGACCCAACAGATTACATAGAAACTCCAGAGTCTTTTGTTATAAGTGACGGAAAAGAATGGGGCGATGAATAAATTAAGTAAAGCTTTCAATAATTTTATAGACGCTTGGGAAAGTCTAAAAACGGCCCAAGAAAAAATGAAGCTAGGTGAAATGTGTAGTGGAGAATTTTTCGATATAGATTGGCACTTTGATGAAATGCACAGAAGATTTATTAAAGAATTAAGAGATGGAAAAGAGTAAACTAACTAGAATACAATTGACCATGCAAGAGATATGGGATGCTTGCAAACCAAAAATACAAAAAAATAAAAAGAAATACACTCGCAAAATTAAGCACAAAAATAAAAAATAAATTGAAAAACATTTTTATATCACAAAAATTTTTATTATATTTTATATAACTTTATTATTTAAAGTGTTTGAAGAAAGATACAATTACCGGGGTTAAGCTGAAAACCCGTCCAAAATGGAAATAGAGTAGGCATAATGCTAAAATAAATACAATGGCAAAATTTAATTACAACAACAGACAAGAAAGAACAAAGTTTAACCCTTCAAAATTTGGTCCGACATGGGCAAGTATATTTTGGAAAGGTAAACCTGGATTAACTGTACAAGGAGAGGCTAATCAACCCGTGATTGGTACCTTAAATATTGGCGGTAAACAATTCGACCTAACATTTTCAGAATGCAATAAGCTTATTGAAACATTGATTGACGCTAAAGAAGCATCAAGAACTTCAAAGAGATTAAACATGCATCGTACATCTGAGGCTCACGTAGGTTTTATGGATGTTGTTTCTGATATGCAACAAAATAGATAGGAGAATGAATATGACTGAATTATTAACAGGAATATTGGGTCTAGTATTAGGTAGTTTAGCCACTACCTTTTACTTAGGCAACCAAATAAAAGAACTTAAAAATATTATACTTGACAAAAGAACAATTGTTAATCTATTAAAAAAAGCTATACGTGAAAGTAAACCTAAAAGAACGTATAAACGTAATGGATATAAATCTAAGGCAAAAGCAAAGGTTCAAAAAGAAAGTAAGAATAAGTCAACTAAAACGGCTTAATCATGATATTTATTTTATATAACGATTGGTACTGCGGGTCAGTCGGTTATATGTTAAAACTAATGTTTAACAAAATTAAAATTATCTAAGGAGATTATTATGACAACACTAAGAGTGAACACGCCTTTCGGCACAAGACTATTCCCAACTGATTTATTATTTAAGAATTTTTTCGATCAAGCATCAACGTTTGAAACTAATCTAGACAAAAAGATTAACCATCCTGTCGACATTATGTATACCGAAGAAGCCTTAATATTTGAAATAGCTGCAGTTGGATTAAATAAGAAAGATATAAGTCTTTCTACTGAAGATGGAACTACTTTAAAAGTTTCTTACACTAAACCAAACATTGAATCTAATGATTCGAATAAAGACGCTGGAGAATATATCCATAAAGGTATTGCCAAAAGGTCTTTTGATTTAGGGTGGAAAATTAGTCCTAAGTTTGATTTATCAAAAATTACGGCATCTATGGAAAGCGGCCTTCTAAGATTAGAAGTACCTGTTTCTCCAGAAAGTAAGCCAAAAACAATTACAATTAAATAGGTTATAAATAAAAAACTGGCCCGCAGGCTAATAGTTATATGAAAAAAATATTTTACCACAAAGGAAATGCATACGTAGTAGTTAGGGAAATAAATGAGCGAATGATAGATCCAAATACTTATGGAATTACTAAATCTAAATATGGATTAACTGCCCAACAAGTCGCAATGCAAATACTTAAAATGTGGAAAGAAGAACATTTTTGTGACCACGTACTTAAAAGTAATAATAAATATCTTTTATGTAGAACAATAGAAGACGCAATAATAGTACAATAAGTAAACAAACAACTATATTTATAATTAGATTATGGGAATTGACAAAAGACATATGTGGAAAATTGACGAAGTTTTAGATCACGAATCTCTATTTTGGGAAAACATAGAGGAAGATCTACAATCTTATTTAGATTCTTTATCAGAAAAAGAGGTTAACTCTATTTCAACTGAACGATTTAAAACTGACTTTACTGAATATTTTAACAATATTGCAAATAGAACCCTATATAAGGAAATAAAGGAAGCCGAAGAAATTGTAACCAAGGTGTTATGGGGTCAACTTAGTAGTGAAGATAAGCAAGACATTTTTCATAATGATATAGAATTTTTTTCTGATTGGATAGACAATTGTCCTAAAGATTTGTTAAATGGATACGTAAAATTATTATCTGAAGGCAAAAGCCTTAAAGAATCTATAGAAAAATCATTAAACTATTCGGATTATTTCGACGCTGCAAATTTAGCACCTTCATCTGTAAATGTTAGCGTTAAAAAAGATAGATTATCTCTTTGTTCAACAAGTAAAACTTCACTAGATAAAATTAAAAAGATATTGGAAGGTATAGGTCATAAGTTAACATCGTATACTGAAGAAACTATAGACGACGACATTATTCTATATTCTTGTCATTTTTTTATTAAAGATTAATACTTATTCTTATGAAGGATAAAATTCTACCATATATAATAGCCTTATCAGCAATCGCTGTTTCAGGCTCAGCTGCATTTTATTCAGTTTTCGGTCTAAGTAAACTATTTGCTGGTGCCAGTTTACAGGTTATTATTATGGCAGGTAGTCTTGAATTTGCAAAACTTGTCGTAGCGTCTCTATTATATCAATATTGGGATACTATAAATAAGGCTCTTAGGTTTTACTTAGGAGTTGCATGTTTTGTTTTAATGGTAATTACTAGTGGTGGTATTTATGGTTTCCTATCTGGAGCATATCAAGATACTGCAACTAAGTCTGAACTGTTAGATAAGTCTTTAGCTATATTAGAGCAAAAACAGGTAAGGTTTGAAGAGACAAAAGAAGACCTTAAAATAGAAAAGTCTGGTTTAACTAAGTCTATTTCTGATTTAAGAATATCTCTCTCAAATCCAGCTCAAGTGCAATACATAGATAAAGAATCAGGACAACTAATTACCACAACATCTGGATCCTCTAGAAGAGCCTTACAGGATGAATTAGCTAGAACGCTTAATGACAGGAATGTTATTAATAAAAAATTAGAGGCAATAACAGACTCTATTACTCAAACAGATATGGCTATTCTAAACGAGCAAATAGGTAATGAAGAACAAAGAGAACTTGGACCACTAAAATATCTAGCAGAAACTACAGGATACGATATGAATACAGTAGTTAATTGGTTCTTATTAATGATTATATTTGTATTTGACCCATTGGCCATTGCACTTGTTGTAGCTGCAAATATGGCATTTACAATGCAGAGACCTAAAGATATAATTATGTCTGTTCCAGAAGGAATGGAGTTTAATACCCCATATCCTATTAATTTAGAACAGCCAGAGCCTACAATAGATAATAAAGATTTAGAGGAAATGATTGAACATAATGAAAAACTTATGGGCACGTCAAAAACAGAAAATTTAGAAATATATAAAGAAAAAGACAAATCATATTGGCAAGCTCAATTAAAAAAAGGAAAATTAACTAGAGTAGAGGTTGGTACATTAAGAAATAAGGGATTGTTATGAAAGAAGAAAAAATAGAATACTACGTAGAATATAGAAAAGGTACTGCTTGGAATGAAAGAGAAGGAGCACTATATAAGTGGATGGAATGTAAACGTTGCGGACAAATGTCTAAATGCGGAGAAGAATCATCTTCAGTTACTTGTAATCAATGTGTTCAAGAAATGATTGGTCCAATAGAAACTACATATAAAAAATCTGATAAACCAAGAGGTTGGACTCTTATGAATGAATTTGTAGATAAAGACGGAAATGTTTATCATAAAGGAGTAGAAGCGCCTGAACTTAAAGGAACAATAGATCCAACTGAAACATCTGAAAGAAAAAAATCCAAAAGAATGACAAAATCTGAAAAAGATAAGCTAGTAGGTATTGCAGCCTTAAAATTACACGAACTAAAAAAAGAGCTTGCAAAAACTAGATGGAAAAAAGATAAAAAACCGTTGCTAAGCCAGATTAAATTTCATTCTAAAGTTGCTTTTGCAAAATTCCCAAGAAACTTCGATAAAGAAGAATACATTAAAAAACATCAAAAATAATTTTACCGTTTGAAATATTTTTATTATATTAATATTATATGAAAGAATTACTAGAAGAATTAATAGTATTCGCTATAGTTTTTATAGCTTTAGTTATTATAGCTCTAGTCTGTTTTTTTATAATGATACTAATTATACCAATTATATGTTTGGAGATTTTTTTAAAATGGATACGAAATACGATACTTTAATTTACAAGAGAGGTAATGATACTAAAGAAGCAAAATCTATAGAATTAAAATTACCAAACGAAATGACATGCAAAGAATTTAAAATAGTTTGTATTAGAATGGCGCATGCTTTAGGTTACCACGAATCATCAGTTAAAGATGCTTTTGGTATAATTGAAGACGAAAATATAACTAAAGACAAAAAACAATTAAAATTATTATTTGATTAATATGGCAAAAATTGAAGAAATTAAAACACTAGTTCTAGAAAGAGTAGCCCCAGGAGACAGATGGAAACCTGTAGGCAGAACAGATACAATACTTGAATCATTAACGGATGGTTTAGAATATATATTTAGAGATACTGGATGCAGAGACTATCACCTAGCAGCCTTTGATGGAAAGGTATACTCTATTGATCAGGTAGAAAAAGCACCAGAACCCCCACGCCAATTTAGTTTATACGGAGAATAATATGAATTTAGACGAAAGAAAAATATTAGAAAATTGGAATGATTTACTAAAAGTAATTAACGACAATTTTGAAGGTGAAAGAAAACGAGCTCTTTTAGAAATGTATAACGGTTTTGCCGATAGAATGTCATTGGCGCCAGCTTCTGGTATAGAACATTTTCACAACAGCTGGGCAGGAGGCTATGTCGATCATGTATTAAGGGTTTGCAAATGCGCAGATCAACTGTACAATTTATGGAAAGACATGGGTGCAGATATGAGTAACTATACACATGAAGAGCTAATGTTTTGTGCCCTAAACCACGATTTAGGAAAGGTTGGTGATAATGAAAATGAATACTACGTACCAAACCCTAGCGAATGGCATAGAAAAAATCAAGGAAAAATATATGACCCTAATCCTAAAATTCAACATATGACTGTACCTCATAGGAGTATTTGGTTACTTTCAAATTATGGAATTTCCTTTTCCCAAAATGAGATGATAGGAATACTTACTCATGACGGAGTTTATGATTCTGCTAACGATGCATATTTAAAACCATGGGGAAAGGAAAAGGCATTATGGAATAATCTACCAATTGTATTACATCATGCAGACCATATGGCTTCTAGAATAGAATATGAACAATGGAAAAACAAGGATAAGGTAACACAAGCTTTTGCAAATAATCCAAAACCATACGGCAAAAAACCAAAGGTATCTAGTGCCAACGATAATGCTGCAGATCTTTTTAAAGATTTATTTGGGGAAGATAAATAATGGAAATTTATCCAACAACCTTATTTGTTATAATAGCAGTCTTAATCATTTTAGTTTTATTGTTAGGATATGCAGCTTTTAATTTACTTATAAAAAATGAAAAATTAGAGGACGCAAATAACGAAAGTTTTGTTTGGGTATCTTCAGTTGGCCAATCCTTGATTTTAATACTTAATAAAATTAAAGAATTAGATAATCAAAAAATGTTTGAAAGCGATGATGAAGTTGGAACAACATTTAATATGATAAAAGACGAAATAAATAAAATAGAAAAGTTATTTAAAGAGCAAAACGATGGATAGTCCAGTAGAAAAATTTTATTCTGAATTAGAAAAAGAACGAGAATTAGCAGCCATAGAAGCACTTAAAACAAAGCGTGGCCGTCCAAGAAAAAATAAAATGTATTTTACTTTGGAAACTGAGCGTGCAATTATTGCCTATAATAAAGAACCTAAAATGGTACTTAAAAATAAAGTGTACAACGAGTTCATACATACGCCTCTAATGAAATTAGCTGAAAACATAATTCACACATTTAAGTTTTATTACTTTGATGGAGGACCAAAAGAAATACAACACGAAGTTATAGCTTTTATGCTTGAAAAACTACCTAAATTTGTTGAAGGTAAAGGTAAAGCTTTTTCATATTTTAGTATAGTCGCTAAAAATTATTTGATTCAAAACAATAACAAAAATTATAGAGATTTAAAATCAAAAAAACCTATTGTACAAATAGATAGAGAAAGAGACCTTCAACAAGAAACAACGCTTGAAGAATATAGAGACGATTTAGACGTCTTTATGGAAAGATTTTCTGAATATTATTATCGTATAATTGAAGAAAGGTTTAGATCTTCTAGAGATAAAAGAATAGCATATGCAGTTTTAAGGCTATTCGAAGAAAGAAAAAACATAGAAATTTTTAATAAAAAAGCCCTATATATTTTAATTAGGGAAATGACTGACACTAAAACACAACACATTACTAAAGTTGTGAATGTCATAAAAAAAGATTTCGCAGCAAATTTTATTAAATTTCAAAATGGAAATTTTTTTAATTAAAAAAGTATATTTATATTCGGTTATAGAAAAAAGGTTATTAAATAAAGGTTATATGAATAGCGCGAGGTTATTCAATAAAGGCTTAAATAGAGAGCATTCTAAACAAGCAAACAAAGGAGAGAATTTATGAGAACAATTATTTTAACAGTAGTATTGGCATGTGCAACTTTATTAAGTACACAGGCTCAAACAAAAGGCGATTGGTACATTGGTACTGGTGACGTTGCAAACGTTGCATGGACAGAATGGGCAGTGGCACCAACTGTTGGATATGGCGTGACAGACGATCTTATGATCGGCCTATCCGTTTCACAGGCAGACTCGACGGTAGATATGGAACTAGATTTCCATGCAAGATATTTTGTAAAAGGATATTTTGTATATGCTGCAACAAAAGGCTTAGACACAGACAATTTAAATATTGGTCTAGGTAAATTATTCACAATACACAAAGGTGTATACGTAGACCCTAAAGTGGTTTACTCAACAGGAGATAAGACTACGAACCTAATGTTAGGTTTCGGTCTTAAATTTTAATTAACGTCCAAATGGACAAATGCTCTCGACAATTATTAATTTTAAAAAAGAGGAGAAACTCAAATGGATAATGTAATTAAATACATAACAGGATTTTTTGGTGGATTATCAACAGTATTGTTGGCAATTTTACCTGTAACAATTCTTTGGACTGTCTTAACTGGCGGTACAGTATTCGGATTTGATGTAATAGCTAATTTAACTGCTTTAGTAAGTTCACTAGGTAATGGTGGATTTGTAGGGTTAGTTGTGTTATTGATTATTGCACAATTTTTCGTAAACAAAAAGTAATATAAACATTACTTAATACATTGGGCTTGGGAAGAAATTTCCAGGCCCTTTCTGTTTTTTGCAGAAATACTATATTTATACTAAAGGGAATTATTATGTTTGAAGACGAAATATTTCAAGGTAAGAATTTTTCTGACTTATTAAAGGAAATACACACAAATTCTAAGAAAAAAGATAAGCAGATAAATTCTTTAATTGCACAACTACATCCACTAATTAAAAACATTAGTGATGCAACTATTTTAGTACCGTTAATAAAGGATTATTTAGATGTTGGAATTAAAAATGACGACATGTTAGTTAAAATGGCTAGTATAGTCCAACGAGCTATGACTAGATCAGAATCTGAAGGTGGTGATTTTAGTCTAAGTGATGAAGAAAGAAAACAACTATTGGAAACAATAAAACAATCAGAGCAACCCGTAAAATGGGAAGAAGAAAATGCCAAGAATACAACCAAGCAAGAAAAGTAATAAACCTGTCCAAGCACAGAATAATCAAGCTAAAGAAGTACAACAAGGAATATTAGAATCAGCCGAAGTTGTAGACATTATTCTTGATACGTCTCACCCTGCTTGGAATCCTAGTCAATATAGAATAATTGGATCTGTTCAGGCAAGAGCATTTCCAAGACAATTTGGAATAGCAGCTGCCTCTTGTAACTGGTATAATCCTTTGTTTCCAAATTTAAGGCAATACCCATTATTAGGAGAAGTAATTTTATTACTCGCCGGAGCAAGTAGAGCGGCTCAATTGCGAAGCGCAGCCCAAGAAAAATATTATTTAAGTATGCCAATTGGTGTTTGGCAAGGGGTGAATCACAATGGACTTCCAGCAGCAAGTTATAATATAGCAAAAGCTGGAGATGACGACAAAGACTATAGAAGTTTTACAGGAAACCCAAAAGGAGATGTAAATGACCTACCTTTTGGAGAGTATTTTGAGCCAGAATCGGTAGCTAGAATATTTCCATATGAAGGAGATACTATAATAGAAGGAAGATTTGGCCAAAGTATACGATTTGGTAGTACTACTCCAGATGCAACAACAGAGAATGATTGGTCAAGTGCAGGAATTCCAGGATCCCCGATAACTATAATATCAAATGGCCATTCAACAACTGACAGTTCTTATCATCAGGAAAATATAAACGAAGATGCATCAGGGGTATGGCTATTAGACGGTCAAAGTATTCCTATTGACGTATCATCGAAACTAGCTGATTCATACGATCAATCCTATGAAAGCGCACAAGCGGCCGAAAGAGCGGCAATTCAAGGTGTAGATACACCAAATGATCCAGGGGCATCTAGTGGAGGTAATGCAGAACAACAATCAGGAGAAGGAGGAACAGGCAACGATAGTGCAGATCCTTCCCCAGATAACGGAACAAACCAAGCAGATGACCAACCAACACCACCACCAGCTCCTGATGCAGATATTGAAGAAGCAGTTGAAGAATTACCTGTTGCAGGAGAATTTGATGCGTATTCTAGAGGTTCATTTGTTAAAAAAATTACTTGTGTTGTTATAGATGGAAAAATAGTAAATAAAGAATTTGCTGATAAAATATTACAGGTAAAACAAGCAGCTGGAAAAGACGGAATAACAATAACATTAAATAGTGGTTTTAGACCAATGGAAAATGCATCTGGTCCTGGATATTCTACTAGTGGACAACGAACATTGAGAAGGCAAAATGCTGATAGAGCCTATCAAGGCACCAAGTCTGGATTATCAAAACCGGCTGGAACATTTGAGGATGGTTGGGCGGCCCAAGGTAGGCAAACAGGATATTTTGATCCTTTAACTGCTGGTCCAGGTTCATCTAAGCATCAAAATGGACAGGCATTTGATATACAAACAGGAATGGGTAAAAGATGGGGAAATCCAAAAACAGATCCAAACTTTACAGGGTACCCACCTGGAGAAATTACAAAAACATACAAATGGTTAGTTGCAAATATGGCAACATATGGTTTTATTAGAACAGTTATAAAAGAAAGATGGCACTGGGAATACCAGCCTGGAACAGGTCCATTCTCAAGAGTACCTAGAAGCCACCCAACTTGGGATAATCTAGTATAAGGAGATAAATTATGGCATACAAACCAGATAGCCCGAATAAATACGAAGGTAAACAGGTAATAATAACTTCTGATAGATTATTATTTAATGCAAGAAACGACGCTATTTTAATTATAGGAGATCAAACTGTAGGTGTTTCAACTAATGGAACATTTAATATTGATAGCGGAGGAGAAACAATAATTAATAGTCCTGAAATATATTTAGGTTTAGGTGCAGAGGAACCAGTTGTACTTGGAGATACTCTATTAGGATTATTAGAAGAACTATGCGACGAACTAGCAGCAGAAACCCATCCAACTCCTGTAGGACCAAGTGGGCCTCCAATTAACGCTGCAAAATATTCATCTATAAAAAGTAGGCTAAAACAATTTTTAAGTCCTCAAAACTTTACACTATAATTATGGCATTTAATCCTCCAGCATTCGCAGCAGCAGTAGCTAAATTAGAAGCTAACCCACCAAATAACGCGCTAGCTTTTGCAAATGGGTGGGCAGATGCTTTTTTTAACGGTTTTGGAAACCCAACCCCTCCATCAGTTACTGGAACAATAGCTAGACAGGCAGCATTCGGAATATTTATTAATGCATACAATCAAGATAAAGATCCTGGACTAACTTTAATGAAATCTGGAGCGGCCGCTTTTGCAACTTCTCTTGGATTAGGTATGTTGCCTGCATTTGCGGCTGTACCTCCAACCTCCCCATGTCCTATATGGGAACAACAAGGATCAACAATTATTAATATTACGTCAAAAGGACAAGCTCCTCAAATACTATCTTTGGTTGCTCTACAGTGGTTTGCGACTGGAACGGCTGTAAATACTGTTAGCGGTGTAACCTTACCTTGGTTATAGGTTAATATTTGTCCTTTATTGATATTTATATATTGATAAATATTGTATACAATAAGGAGATTTTATTGATGAAAAAATCAGATTTAATAGAAGTTATTAGAAAGGTAGTTAGAAAAGAAGTTAAATTGGCATTAAAAGAAGAACTAAATGCTAGTAAACCTTCTTCTAACGGAGAATTTGGCCAAATGATGGAACACGCCGAACAGTTATTTGAAAAAAAGGATTATACAGACAATTCAATATTAAATGACGTTTTAAACGAAACAGCTAATTCAAAAAACGAATGGCCAACAATGGGAGGTAAAACACTTACCAACGGTAAAGCTGGACTGGCAAATATCATGGGGATGGGTAGTCCAGATCAAATGTTTGGTGGTAAACCATCAGTAGAACAAATGATTCCGCAAGATAGAAAACATATTCAAATAGACGATAACTTGGCAGGAATTTTAACTAGAGACTATAGCTCTTTGATGAAGCACCCAAAAATGAAAGGTGTTAAAAAATAGATGAAAAAAATAATTGATAACGAATATAACGTACAAATAGATCCTGGAAAAGGTCGAATTGTAAAAAGAGGAAATCAACCTGGGCCAGGAAGAGAAGAGTTTACTCTAGAGCCTATGGATTTTGAAAATGATATATCTCTTGGTTTGAGTTTACCTTTTACAGAAAAAAGTGGAAAATTATTCGATTTAAATTATTTGTCAATTGACCAAGCAGTTACCAATTTAAAAAATTTAATTTTAACTCTAAAAGGCGAAAGAGTAATGCATCCAAATTTTGGTACAAATATTCGCAGATACTTATTTGAACCGCATTTTCCTGAATTACGAGAAAAAATAAAATTAGAAATAGAGGAAGCCATTAAATTTTGGCTACCATATATAAACATATCAAAGCTAGATGTAATTGTTCCGCAATCTCCAGCTGGATCACAGGCTTTTGTTGATAGGTTACATGGAATATCAGTACAATTAACAGTGGGATTATTAAATAATACTTTAGACGAAAGAACCATTGTATTAGAAATTAAGGCAGACTAATATGGCATTACAAACAGCAAAAAAAGATTTACGTTATTTAAATAAAGACTTTACACAATATAGGGATAAGCTTATAGATTTTTCTAAAACTTATTTTCCAGATATTTTTAATGATTTTAACGAGTCATCTCCATCAATGATTTTTATAGAAATGGCGTCTTACGTTGGAGATGTTCTTTCTTATTATGTAGATAATCAATTAAGAGAAAGCTTAATAACAGAGGCTCAAGAAAAAAGTAATTTAGTTCAAATAGCAAAAGGATTAGGTTATAAAGTTAAGCCAACAGTAGCTGCCACGGTAGAATTAGATATATTTTTATTACTACCACCATTGGGCTCAGGAGAAAACGTTCGCCCTAATTTTAATTATGCTCCAGTTATAGACGAAGGAATGGTTGTTAACGCACCTACACAAGGAAATATTAGCTTTTTTACAACTCAACCCATAGATTTTACATTTAGCAGTTCTTTAGACCCAACGGACATATCAATTTATAAAATAGATTCTAATGGTAATCCTGAAAGTTTTTTACTTAAAAAA